AAAAGGTTGAATGTGAATTAAATATAAATTAAATATAATTATAAATATAAATGAATTCATTTAATTGGAAACAATATATTCAAAATTATTTTGATTTATCACATTTAAAAACAAAAGATAATGCAATATACCATTATCTTCATTTTGGTGAAAATGAAAAAAGAACAGATCATGAATTAAAAAATAAAATAAAAATAACATTAATAACTCCATGTATTAGACCAGAAAATTTAAAATTAATAAAAGAATCAATTGATTTTGAATATATATGTGAATGGATAATAGTATATGATATATTTAAAGTTGCTTCACAAAAAAATTTTGACCATGATAAAATAAGTGAATATAATTATACATCAGAAGGAATATCAGGAAATCCTCAAAGAAATTATGCATTATCTAAAATTAAAAATGAAGAATCATATATTTATTTTTTAGATGATGATAATATAGTACATCCTGAATTATATAATTTAAATTTATTACCAAATAAAATATATACATTTAATCAATTAAATAAAAATAATGAATTACGGATGAAAGGTAATTGTATAACACTAGGTCATATAGATTCTGCAATGTTTTTAATATATTATCCATTAGTAAAAAATATAAAATGGCATAATTTTGATTATGAAGCAGATGGGTATTATATTCAAGAATGTTATTTAAAAAATAAAATAAATTGGATATATACTAATAAAGATATATGTTATTACAATAAAATTTAAATTATTTTTATCCATGAATCTAAAAATAATTTAAAAACATTTTTTTCCATATGACTATTATAATTCATAAAATATTTACTTGGATAAACTTTAACAGAATCTTTATTTACATTTAAATATGCACCCCACCAACTAAATGTTGAATTTGCAATTATATTATGTTTACATAAAGACATAATTACCATTTGTTCATAATCTTCAATTGTTGTATCAATTGGTATAAAATTTAAATTTGGAAAATTTACCACTAAAATTTTAATTTTATCATTAACTAAAATAGTATCTTCTTTTTCATAAAAATAAAGAATATTGTATTTTCCTTCAAATTTTTTTAAAATTGCATTAATTGCCTTGATATAATATTCTATTTCAAGTATTATAAACCCAGTATTAATCTTAGCGTCACCTATTCTAAAATGTAAACTTATAATATTAGTGTAATCAAATTCATATTTTTTTTTAACAATCTCAACTTGATTTTCAAAATTTATAAATTTTAAAATTTCATTTTTATATTCATGGAAATAATTAAAATTTTGAAAGTATCCAAAAATACAAAAACTTTTTTTAATAATAGGAATTGGATTATATTCAAACATTTCTTTTTCTCTAAATTTTGAAAATGTTATTTCATCTGATGAAATTGGAAGTGTATATTCTTTTAATGCTGATAAAAAATTTTCCCAATAAAATTTACGATCAGATATTCTATTATTATATGGTAACATGATTTTAAAATTATACTTTAAATGGTAATTTAACATTGTAAATAATATAAATAATTGATTTCCTAAACCACCTTGTAAATAACATGTAATTGTCTCCATTAAAATTTTAAAATTTATACAGTTAAAATTTAAAAATAAAATAATTAAAATTGATAAACGAAACCATGGAATTATTTAATTGGGAACATTATGTTAAAAATTATTCTGATTTACATTTTATAACTACCGAGCAACATGCTCTTGCACATTGGAATCGATATGGAAATTATGAAAATAGAATAAATTATGTAATATATTTTGATATATTTATGAAAAATGGATATATTTATATAATTTTACCAATGTACACTGATATTTGTTTAGATGATCTTACAATTTCTTATAATGATGCTATTTTACCAATTGAATATTCAATTATAAAAAATAAATGGGAACCAGTACATATAAATAAATATAAATTTAATTCAAAAAAAGAAAATGTTGAAATAACAATTAATTATAAAAGTATAAAAAATAAAGTTATTTTAGAAAATAAATTAACAATTGTTAATAAAACATTGGCATTATCTACTTTATTTAAAGATGATCATAAATTAATACCAATTTTTTATGATTATTATAAAAAACAAGGAGTTGAACATTTTTATTTATATTATAATGGTAAATTGACAAAATTAATTAAAGATTATTTTAAAGATCTTAAAGACGTTACATTGATAGAATGGAATTATTTATATCATTCTAAATTTACTAAATATAGTCCACATTTTGCTCAAACTGCACAAATACATCATTCTATTTATAAATATGGAAAAGAAAGTTGTAAATATATGATATTTTGTGATTTAGATGAATATTTATTTTGTAAAGATACCATTTTAATTGATTACATAAAATTAAATAAAGGTATAGATACATTTGGATTTAAACAAATATTAGCAAAAACAAATTACTTTCCAAAAATTTTTCCATCTTCATTTTATACCACTGATGCATCTTTTCAATATTCTGTTATAAATGGGGTAACACCGAGTTCAAAATGTATTCATAAAATGGAAACATGTGATACAGTTAGTATTCATTTTCATGACAATGAAAATAATAAATTAGATATTTCTAATTATTTTTATCATTTTTTTAATTGGTCTCAACCTGGAAGAACTAAAGATTATGTATTTAAACTTCTTTTTTTAAAATAAATATATTTATTTTTTTCACCTGTTTGTGGAAATTCATCAATTATATTACAATCAAACCCAAAATCATATGGATCAAGATATTCATTCCATGTAATAAATCCATAACTTACTTTTGGAAATAATAATTCAATATATTTTTCTTGTAATGTTATATTAATTTCAGCAAAACAATAATTACTAATTAAAAAATAATCATCACCTTCCAGTGATTCACCAAATGGTTCTAAACAATTAACATTAATTTCATTCATTTCAAGATATTTTTTTTGTAATTGTCCAATATATTTTAAATCAATAATTGTATAATTTAATTTAATTTTAGAGAAGTAATTCATACATAAACACAAACCTCCATATCCTCCACCCAATTCAATTAATTTTAAATTACAAATTTTTAAATTTAAAAGTTCAATGTATTCTAAAATTAAAAGTGTATGTAAAATATATCGAATACTAGTTGGTGATGCATAACCAAATATATATTCAGACATTTTAGGACTACCAATGGAGTCATTTAATTTACAAAAAGACATTATCATTTCCATTGTTATATTAGGAAATTTTGAAAATATAATATTAAGATAAAGTTGTCCCTGGTCAGGTGAAACATGTTCTAACATATATCTATAATCAGGATGTCTTTTAAATGTTGTAATACCATCACCATCATTTTTGTTTAATATTTGTTGAACAAAATTATGATATCGATCATATAAATCTAAACTCATTCTTTTATTTAACTTAAAATTTATTTTTTTAAGTTAAATTAACTTTTTTTACAAGAAATACATAAATGCCACCCAAGGTGATCTTCCATAATTTTAAATTGTTCTGGTGACATTGTATCAAATGGTTCTACTTTTATGTAATTATATTTTTTATATTCTTCAATATTGTATGGAAAAATATGTGTTTGTTTTATTTTTATTTCTTTAAATTCTGAAAGTAATTCAAAAATTTCATCATTTGTATAAACATTTGCAATAGGGACATCGGACTGTGCTTCAAATTGATCTAACCCAGATTTAATTTGAAGATATTTAAATGAATTTTTAGCATAAAGCATTAATTTAAATTCACCTCCATGTTTTAATAAATTAAAACAGTTTGTAATTGATTTTTTAATATCAGGAGTATGATGTAAAACACCAAATGAATAAATGAGATCAAATTGGTTTTCATTTTTAATTTTATTTTCAATATTAAATTGACAAAAATTTCCATTAAGATTGTTTACATCAAAACGCTGTCTTGCAAGTTCAATAGAATAATCAGAAATATCTATACCAGTATAAATAGCACCATGTTCAACAAAAGTCTGTGCCGCTGTACCAATACCACAACCAACTTCTAAAACTTCTTTACCTTTCCATTTTTCAAATTCAGCAAATTCAATGATATGTGGTTCAATAAAATATTTTCTTTTAGTTACTTCATCAAAATATTCTTTTGTTCCTATAACTTTATCGGAATGTTTAATATTACATGGACGAGTGTTCCAATAATTATAAACGGCATCTTGTTTAAAATTAAAATTAATTTCATTTTTAATTGCATATTCAAATAAATTTCCAAATTCTTTTTTAACTTCATCTATAATTAATTTTGAATCACGTATAGTAACATTAAAATTTAACATTTTTAATTGTTTTGCTATTTTAAGTTTTGCAGATTCTTCAATTATTGGTAAAGATGTATTTTCTTTATAACATACATCTTCAATAATAATTTTTTTATCAAGAATGTTTGTATAATGTTTAAAAACCTGGTATTTAATATGTTCTTCGTTATATACAGTAGTTGCTGTTAATAAATCACTATTAATATTATTTTGATCCATTAATTGTTTTAATGCCTTAGTGTCTCTTGGAAAACATGGACCACCAAATGAATTACCTGGTTTAAAATAAAGTTTACCTATACGTGAATCACTACCAATTGCATCAAGAACTGTGTATTTATCAGCATTAAGTTTATCACATAAATCTGAAATCATATTAGCATAACTAATTTTAGTTGTAATAAATCCATTTAAACTTATTTTAACAATCTCTGCTTCCAATGGTTTCATAAAACAAAAATTAGTACAGTTAGTAAAACTATAAATAGATTTAATAATATCTTTAAGATCTTCATTATCAGTTCCAACTAAAATAAGATCAGGGTGTTCAAAACCATGGATTATATCACCTTGAGCAACAAATTCTGGGTTATAACTTAAATGATGATCTGGTAATAACGTTTTAGCAATTTGGTCAATATATCCTGGCATAACTGTACAACCAATAATAATATTTTTTTGTTTTAATTTAATATTACTTATTTTAAAAAGTAAATTTGAAAGAATAGTATGATCATAAAATTTTTCACCACCTCCATTTGGAGTTTGAACAATAATAAATATTATATCAGAAAAAATTAAACTTTCATTAAGATCATTGGTTACTTTAAAATTTATACTATTTTTTAAAAGAGTATCGTACCCTGGTTCACTAAATTTAATTGTTTTATTATTTAAATTATTTATGTAATCTTGTTGTATATCTAAACCCAGTACATTGTATCCATTTTTTTCCAATAAAAGTGCAAATCCTAATCCAAGTTTTCCAACTCCTAAAACTGAAATATTTTGCATTGCATTTAATTTCAATTTTATTTTTTTTACAATATTTAACCTTAATTACTATATGCAACGCCACCCATACCTGACATAATTCTAAGAATATTGTAATTAATTGCATAAAGATCAATAACATCGGGCGTAGGAACAGGTGTATTATTTACTGTAGTATAAAGTGGTGTACGTACTAATTGTGAACTTTCAATTCTTGAAAAATTACATGTTCCCGATGGTTGGTATTCTTCAGGGCGAAGTGCAAACGAATAAACTGCAATTGAATCTGGAAATAAAACTGAACCAAATCCAGTATGTGCTTCCCAAATTTGATTTCGTGTAAAATAAGTAATATCACGAGCAGTAAACCTTTCAGCGCCATTAAGAATAAGTTTATATTGATTTAATTGAGTTAATGTACTCGAAGTAAAACCAGAATGCGGACTTGCACCACCTGGTATAACTGTTGAACGTGTTGTTCCAGAAACAGGTAATGGTATAGGTGCCCAAATAAGTTCTTTAACAGGATGATTAAATGCCAATTTAATATTAATTGCAGATATACTTTGATTAATTTGTAATTGATCTATAAGATATTCATGTGAATTTTGTGAAAACTGTTTACGTTCAGTAGTATCGAGGTAAATAAAATCTGCATAAACAGCAAAACGTGAAAATTCAGTACCAAGTAATCTTGTACTGGGCATATTTGTTACTAATCCCAATTGTGCAAAATTAATAATAACACTTATTTCATGATATTGTAATGCAACTAATGGAATTGCTAACCCTGGGTTTCTACAAAACCAAAATTGTAAAGGTATCCATGCTAACTGTGGACTTCCTGCATTTGAAATAACATTTACCTGTGAACGATGTGTATATGCCATTCTATTATATCTTGTTGCTCTTGGGTATACTTCAGTAACAGCATTATCACCCGATCCTGCTGGTCCATAAATTGGATTTGCTGTATATTCACCAGGACCTGTTGCATAATTGTCAA